CTTTGTGTCAGCAAACAATTTAGAAAAAATTGCTGACTTACATTTTGGTAAGGGTTGGGAGGCTGAAGATGATGTCTCCCAAATCCAACAGTTGTGCGACTTAATCGCACCTGATAAGTATGTTGTAAATTCTATCAATGGGTTGAAGTATGAGGATGATATAGAAGTAAGAGAGATGGATAGTTTTATGAATACAGGATTGTACGAGTGGTTGAATTACTTTGTTGACTTTGTACAAGAGTACGACAGAAATATTTATAACTCTGCGTGTAAGTACGCAGATAAAATGCAAGAAGATGAGTAAATACGAAGACAAAATGAAAGCAACATTCTATTCCTTTTTAGGTGTAGTAATAACATTCATATTGATAGTATTGAGTAAGTTGTTATAATTTGTTGTTTGTTCTGCGAGTAGCTCGGCACGTAAATGTGTCGGGCTTTTCGTGGTAGATAACGAAACGAAGTTTAATTTAAATTTATTATTATGCCTAATCACGTATTTTGCTCAATAGCAGTGAGCAACAAAGAAGATTACAAACTTCTTAAAAAAATTGTAAAACTAGAAAGAGGGTTGGCTGAATTTATTCTGCCAATGCCAGAGGAATTGTTTAACACTTCATCTCCGACTACTATTATATCTAAGAAAGAGTATCTTGATCAGGAGAAAAAAGCAAAAACAGATAGAATATGGAACAGGGGAATAACTCTTGATATGTCGAACAGTTGGAAAGCTAAATTCGGTGCTGACAATTGGTACACGTGGGCTTTGAACAATTGGGGTACAAAATGGGGTTGTTACGAAAACAATCTTGATGATGAAACATTAACCTATACCTTTACTACAGCTTGGAGTCCTCTTGATGATGATATACTTGATGCCTTTGCAAAACAAGTAAAAGGATTTTCTTATTTTTATGAGGAAGAAACAGGATGGGGTGGATTCAGAGAATATGAGAATGGAGATATTGTTGATAGTGGAGATTATAGTGAGCCTGAATGGGATGACTCAAAAGAATTTGCTATAAACGAGCAGGGAGTCATTAAAGAAATGGAGGGGGTGTACAATCACGAAACCAAAGTAGTAGAGTATGAAGAGGGCTTTAAGTTTCTATGTGAAGTGTCTTACCTACGTAATGAACACACCAATGCTGATGATACCTATGAAGAGGGGTGGTATGAGTGTTATAGTTTGCACGAATACTACGGAAAAACTCTTAAAGAAGTTTTTGAATGGCACTGTCATAAAGATAGAAAAGGAAATCAACCTATAATATTCGGATAACTATGAATGAATTAGAAACTCTTATTTTAAAAGAAAAACTGAAAGACAAACCAAATTATGATTACATAAGATGGCTACAGCAATTGACACAAGAGCATTTTTCAATGCTTAAAAATAAGTCAAACAATAACTTGCATATTCAAAAGTAATTATATAATTTTGCTATCAGTTTTCATAACGTAAATTTTGTTTAATAGAAAGCTGGGGGGATTCGGTTAATATTGCCAATAACTTGTTCGGTTTAAGAAACCTTAATATTAAATGTTTTAGTGTCCCCCCATTTTCTTTAGAACTAATCAATGCCAACACACCTTATTAAAGAATTATATCAGAAAAAATTGTTAGATCAGCATCACAAAAACGTGTTTGTTGATTTAGATAATTACTTTACTTATAGTGGAAAGGTAGAGTATAAAAAAAGATTTGTTCTCCCAAAACCTTACGTACCAAAAACTAAAGTTATAATCAGAAATGATATGTCTAAATATAAATTAAATATTAAAAAATGAATTGGGAATCAGATGATAGAGTTCCACATTATTATGTAGGAACTAATAAAAAAAGAAATTATCAAGCACGATATGTAGTAAGCGATTTTGATTGCACATATAATATCGGGACTGCTGTGACTTACTGCTTACGTAGTTCTAGAAAACACGAAACTCCTGTTGAGGATTTACGTAAAGCTATTGCACATTTAGAATTTGAAATAGAAAGATTAAAAGAAATTAAAGAATGAAGAAAGATATATTTAATAGCTATGCTACAGCTATATCCAAACAGTTTCATTTAAGTTTAGATGAGATGTTTGATAAAAGTAGAAAACAAGAAAAGGTAGATGCAAGACAAATGCTCTACTATCTATGTATGGAAAGGCCTATTAGGGTTTCATATATTAAAAGATTTATGTCTGAAGCTGGGCTTGATGTTCACATCACAACCATAATACACGGATATAAAAAAGCTAAAGAACTTATTGATAATGATAAGGACTACAAAAATATTATAGAATCTATTAATGAAACAGTATAGTTTACAAGAAATATACGAACAGGCTAAACAGGATCATGGCTCTATTCAAACTACTATGAGTAGAGGAGAATCTATAATTAATATGGGAGTTAAACTTCAAAAGTTTCCAAGCCACATTGAACTACTTAATTGTTCAAAGGGTGGGGATTACTTTCAGGAGTTAACCGAAAACGAATACGAAGTATTTTTTAATGAAGGATGGAAACGTGGGTGCGTAATTACTGCAATGAGCAACTGTAAACACAAGCTTGATTTAATTGAAAATAAAATGAAGATTGAAGTTAACACACGTAAGAACGACAAGCACATCCAGAATCTAAAAACTCGTAGAGATAGTATCTTGAATAGATATGCAAAACACAAAATCAAATTAATTAAATTAAAATAAATCAAATGGGAAAATTAAAAACTGTAAACATCAAAGGTAAGGAGTATGTTGAGGTTAACGAAAGGTTAATCTTTTTTAGAAAGACATACCCAAATTTTTCTCTTACATCAGAAGTGTTGGAGAAAACAGACAAATCAATCCTAATCCTCGCATCTATTATAAATGAAGATGGTAGAGTCATAGCTACAGGTATGGCAGAGGAAGTAAAAGGGAGTACCTTCATTAACAAAACATCTTATGTAGAAAACTGTGAGACTTCAGCTTGGGGTAGAGCATTAGGTAATTTTGGAATCGGTATTGAAACTTCTGTAGCTAGTGCTGAAGAAGTACAGAATGCTATAGTTAACCAATCAAAACCAACTCCAAAGAAATCTACTGTTAAAACTCAGCAAAAGAAAATAGTTTTAAATATAGGAGATTCTAATTGGACTAATGTTCTTAACTATATAGCAAAGAACAAAGCATTAGGATTAGCGAAGATAATACCACAGCTTGAAACTAAATACAGTATAAAAGCTACAGTCAAAAAAGAATTAGCAAAACATTCATAATGAGTGCTGTTAAAGAAGACATCCTAGCAATGCTGAAGGATGATAGTCGTTACTATGGCGACTATGGTAAACAATGGCTGTCAAACTCTGATGTAAAGATTTTAAATTCTAATCCACAAGAGTTTCATCAAGACATAGAAAAAACTAAAGCTATGTTGGAGGGGAGTTATTTTCATACACTAATGCTTGAGCCTGAAAAATTAAGTCAGTACACTATTGTAGATTCTACAACTAGGAATACAAACAAGTATAAGGAGGCAAAGTACGAAACAAAGGAAGATATTCTTCTGTTACAAAGCGAAGTGGATAATCTACACAAGTGTGCAGATGCAATGAAACAAAACTTTACATTCTTTGAAGACATCTACAAAGAGGGTAATGAGTTTGAAGTACCAAGAGTTAGTCAACATATGGGGTTAAAATGGAAAGGTAAAGCTGATGTTGTATCAGATAACTTATTAATAGATCTAAAGACAACAAGTTCACTTTCACAATTCCCTAATAAAGCACGTGCTTTTGGTTACGATAGTCAGGCATATATATACCAAATGTTATTTGATAAGCCTCTACATTTTTATGTAGTAGACAAGCAAACACAGGCGCTAGGTATATACGAGCCGACTGAAATGTTTTTAGCAAGTGGGCAAGAGAAAGTAGCTAAAGCTGTTATAGTGTATAATAAATTCTTTTCTGAAAATGCAGATGAGGATATAAAACAATACATACATTATGAATATCTTTAAAAAGCTATGGGCAATGTTGCCTAAAAAAACAAAGAAAAATACTATTATGTGGGTTCAAGTTCCAATGTCCTGTAATAGTAGACAAGATAAGGATGATATCATCATATCTACAATTAATCATTTGGAACAAAACATTAAAATTAATAAATCATGTCAGAAAAAATCTATGTAGGTAGTGGAGTTTCCAAGTTTGACGGAGACCAAGTAGCTTGTAGTTTATGTTTATCAGATTTACCTCAAGAGCATATGTTCGAATACAATGGTAAAAAATATGTAAAGCTTATCGTTCAGAAGAAAAGAGAGGCTGATCAGTATGGTAAAACACATTACGTAGCTGTTGACACTTGGAAGCCAGAGCCTAAGAAAGAAGAAGCTGAAGCTCAACCTGAGCCAGACTTACCTTTCTAAGATTAGTGGGTTAGGCTACTATAAGAGTAGGGGGGTTATAAATTTTCCCCTCTGCTCTTTTTTATTCGACTTTAATTACTTACCTTCACATTATCTATACATTATTAACATTTCAACATAAATTCTTGTTATTAATTGTAAATGAGAGGGTTACAAAACACAAAATCAACATAAATTCAACATAATCCAATGAAAATAACCATATTTCAAAACATAAAAGAGACATCACAGCCTTTTTTTGTGGATATTTCAGTTGTTTTAAATCGCATCCAAGAGGGGAAATCAAAAGATTTAGTTAAGAAAATCAGGCAAGAAAAGGATAAGTCTAAACGTAATTTATTGAAGCAATCTTTACCCGCTATATGTTTCAGTGGGCAGTTTACGAAACGAAATGACAACTCATTAAATGTACACAGTGGTATTATATGTCTAGACTTTGATGGATATAAATCTAACAAAGAACTACTACAAGAAAAAGAAAGATTATCTAAAAACAAGTATGTATACTCGGTATTTATAAGCCCTAGTGGAGAGGGATTAAAAGCTTTAGTTCGTATTCCTGAAGATGTAGCAAATCACAAAGGCTACTTTTTGGCTTTACAAAAACATTTTGATTCTCCACATTTCGATAAGACTTCTAAAAACTTATCAAGAGTTTGTTATGAGTCTTACGACCCCCTGATACACATCAATACGTTGGCTAGTGTATGGGAAGATATTGAGGAACAAGAGTATGAACAGATAAGAAAGCACGTTGATCTACCCACTATTCCTATTACTGATGAAAATAAAATAGTAGACATATTACTTAAGTGGTGGACTAGAAAGTATGGAATGATTGAAGGAGAAAGAAACAACAATGTATATATTTTAGCATCTGCATTTAATGACTTCGGTGTAAATCAAAACCTAGCCGAGTATGTTATTAATAGATTCTCTTCACGTGACTTTCCTTCAAGCGAGGTGCGTAGAACTATACAGTCTGCATATTCACATAGACAAAACTTTGGTACAAAATATTATCAAGATGAGGATAAAATAAATGAAGTAAAAGAAAAATTAAAACGAGGAGTATCAAAAAAAGAAATTAGATCTCAATTAGAAGAGTCCAATATTGAGGTCGGTGTAGCAGATAATGTGATTAACAGGCTTGAGGAAGAACAAGCTAATCATAAATTTTGGACTAAGAACGAAAAAGGTACAATTAAAATAGTACATATATTATTTAAAAACTTTTTAGAAGAAAACGGATTCTACAAGTTTAACCCTGAAGGAAGTAAGAGTTACATTTTTGTTAAGGTAACCAATAATCTAATTGACCATACTAGTGAAAAAGAAATAAAAGATTTTATCCTGAACTATTTACTAGGCATAGATGATTACACGGTGTATAATTATTTTGCAGAACACACAAGATATTTTAGGGAAGAGTTTCTTACACTACTTTCATCCATAGATGTGTACTTTATTGAGGATGATAAAGACACTGCATATTTATATTATAAAAACAGTGCAGTAAAAATTACACAAGACAAAGTAACTATGATAGATTACATAGACTTGGGTGGGTACGTTTGGAAGGATCATGTAATTGACAGAACATTTACTTTATGTGAGCCTAAAGAGTGTGACTATAAAGTATTTATCTCTAATATTTGTGGGGAAAATGACAGTAGAATAAACTCTATGCGTTCTACAATTGGATACTTGCTGCACGGTTGGAAAAATTTATCTTACAGTCCAGCTACAATATTAAATGATGAGGTTATTTCTGAGAATCCAGAAGGTGGTACAGGAAAAGGGTTATTTATGAATGGATTATCGCATATGAAAAAGCTTGTAGTAATTGATGGTAAGTCGTTTAATTTTGAAAAAAGCTTTGCATATCAATTAGTTTCTGCCGACACTCAAATACTTTGCTTTGATGATGTAAAGAAAGCTTTTGACTTTGAAAGATTATTTAGTGTTGTGACAGAGGGCTTGACTTTAGAAAAGAAAAACAAAGATGCTATTAAGATACCTTTTAGCAAAAGCCCAAAGGTTGCGATTACCACTAACTATGCGATCAGAGGTAAGGGTGCAAGTTTTGAAAGAAGAAAATGGGAGTTAGAATTAACACAGCATTATAATAAAGATTTTACTCCATTGGTTGAGTTCGGAAAGATGATGTTTGGAGAATGGGATGATGATGAGTGGTGTCAGTTTGATAACTATATGATTAGCAATCTTCAGTTATATTTAATGAATGGATTAATGAAGAGTGAGTTTGTTAATCTAAGGATTAGGAAACTTTCTGCCGAGACTAGTCACGACTTTTTAGAATGGTTAGGTATAATCAATAATACTGAAAGTGAAAAGTTTATTATGGACAAAAGAATATATATGTCCGACTTGTACAATGACTTTATAAATGAATATCCTGATTACGCACCTAAATCTAAATTTACTATATCAAGAACCAAATTTAATAAATGGCTTAACTCTTATGCAATCTATAAAGATACATTAAAAATTTCAATAGGTAGAGATATGATTGGTAAGTGGATTCACTTTGAAAATAAAAAATACGAAGATGGAATTTAGAGATTATCAAAAGCTAATTATAACACAGGGGTTACAAGTGTTACAAAGATATAGGTTTCTGTATTTAGCTATGGAAGTTAGGACAGGAAAGACCCTTACTTCAATGGGCTTGTGTCATAGAATTCTAGACCACTCGATGAGTACTCCAAGGGTTTTGTTTCTTACAAAGAAAAAAGCTATATCAAGTATTGAGGCTGATTATAAATTACTAAACCCACCTTTTGATCTACACGTTATTAACTATGAATCAATGCATAAGTTACCTGTAGTATTGTGGGATGCAGTAATTATAGATGAGGCTCATGGGCTTGGTGCATTTCCAAAACCTAGTAAAAGAGCAAAAGATGTAAAAGAATTACTGCGTATATCACGTAACGCATACGTTATACTTATGAGTGGTACACCTACTCCTGAATCATACAGTCAAATGTATCATCAAGTTTACGGTATACCTACCAACCCTTTTGCTGAACATAAAAACTTTTACTCTTTCTGTAAAAGATACGTTGATGTGTTTCAGAAAAAACTAAGTAGTTTAATGGTAAACGATTACTCACGTGGTCGGGAAGAGATATTAAGAAAGATGAAGCCTTATACAATCAACTACTCTCAAAAGGATGCTGGTTTTATAACTAAAACTGATGAAGAAATATTGACTGTTCCTTTAGATAAATACACTGCTGATGTGATTAGGTTGTTAAAGAAAAACCTAGTTGTAGAAGGAAAGGAAGAGGTGGTGTTAGCTGACACTGCTGTAAAGCTGATGATGAAACTGCATCAGTTATATTCTGGAACTGTAAAGTTTGAGTCAGGTAATTCTACTGTATTAAATTATAACAAAGCTAATTTTATTCGCAAACAATTTGGTAAGAAAAAGATAGCTATTTTTTATAAATTCAAAGAAGAACTAAACGCAATTAAAAAAATATTTGGCAACAGTGTGTGTACAGATTTATATACTTTTGATACCACCAATAAGAACATTGCTCTACAAATTGTTAGTGGTAGAGAAGGAATTAGTTTGCGTAATGCTGAAGCTTTAGTATACTACAATATAGACTTCAGCGCCACATCTTATTGGCAGTCAAGAGATAGAATGACTACTAAAGATAGAAAGTATAATAAAATATATTGGGTGTTTAGTGAAGGGGGTATAGAAAACAAAATATACAAAGCTGTACTGAAGAAAAAAGATTATACACTGAATCATTTTAAAAGAGATTTGTTAGATTTGTAATAGATGAGTGAACAAAAAATACAGGCTAAAAGAATTAAGCAGTTAGAAAGTGAAGGGTATTTTGTTATAAAACTTATTAAAACCAATAAGAATGGTATCCCTGATCTTCTAGCTATACCTCCAGACTGTGATGTTTTATTTTCAGAATGCAAAACAAGTACAGGAAAGGTATCAAAATTACAAGAATATAGATTAAAAGAATTAAGAAATCATGGGTGTAAGACAGAAATATACAGAGGTTAAAAAATATGATATTGACGATTTCTTTATTGAAAATTTACAAGAGATAGAGTTTCCGTTAAGCGTTAGAATTGCTGAGTTCATTGAGGAAAATTTAAAATACATTCCTAGTAGCAACTTAGTTTCTTACGTTGTCGGTGGTTTGGTTATGTATAACCATAAACCTGTAGCGTTTGCTTTAGAGCTTGTAAGAACTTTGGGCGACAATCCAATACTTTCAGACATTGAGCTTATATCAATGGATGAATATTTAGACTTAATGAACTTAAATTTATATATAAAATCAGATGAATATTGCAAAGACCAACGCCTTAAAAGGAATAGTGAAAGACCTTTTAGGAGTAGATCCATCAAATAAATCACGTAAAACAGAATTTATACAAGCTCGAGCTATTTGTTATGCTATCTTACGACAAGAGTTAGGATTAACCTATCAATTTATTGCGACCCAATTCGGAATGAATCACGTAACTGTTATGTCAGCTTTAAAAAACTTTCAGAACGAAGTTGAGGTAGATAAAAACTTTAATCGTAATTACTCAAAAGCCTTACAAGTATGGAAAAGTGACTGTCAAGAGTACATAGAGTTCAACCCTGAGCTGCTCAAAAAGACAGTGAATAATTTGGTGGAACAAAATAAATCCTTAAATTTACAAGTACAAGAACTAACTAATAATATAAAAGCTATCCAAGATAAAATAAATGTCTAGAGTTTCTAAAGATGATGTTAATACCATTAGTCACATCAATTTTGTGTCTAATAGTATTCATGACTTTGGAACTGATATCTACGAAGACTTAATGGATAGAGAGCATGAAGCAGCAAAGAAGAAGGCGCAAAATTTAATTAAAGTTCTTGCTGACTTAATACAATCTCTATCTGATGAAATCTAAAAATTACGGTAAAAGACTCAGGCTGTCTGTAGAGGAAGTAGATTACATTCTTCAAAAAAGAGCCACAACCCTTGACAATATTAATAATAACACAGCTCTTGATATACATCTAGAAGAAAGAGGTATTGATAAAAAAGATGTAGTAAGTGTAAAGCATTGGCAGAGCGGTAGTGGTGAATATAGATTTTCTATTGTAACTAAAGAGAATATAGGGCTAGATGAACAACAATTATTTTCTAAAGTAAATAAGTTTTTAGCTGAGTATTCACCTGAATACCCAGCAATTAAAAGAAAAAAAGGAACACACTTGTTAGTAATAAATCCTGCTGATGTACACATTGGTAAATACGCAAGTGAAGTAGAGACAAAACAAAAGTATGACTGCCAAACTGCTGTTAAACGAGTTTTAGAGGGTGTTTCTGGGCTGATTGAAAAATCCAAAGGGTTTGATATAGATCGTGTTTTATTCTGCATAGGAAACGATATTCTACATATAGATAATGTTTACTCTACAACTACTAAAGGAACTTATCAAGACACAGATGGTAAGTGGTGGGAGCATTATGAGATAGCTTTGATGTTGTATGTAAAGTGTGTTGAAATGTTGAGGCACATAGCTCCTGTTGATGTGCTTCATAGTATGAGTAACCACGATTATCAATCAGGATTTCACTTAGCACATACTTTAAAAAGCTGGTTCAGAAAAGCTAAAGATGTTAAGTTTGACATTAGTGTTGCTCATAGAAAGTATTATACTTACGGAACAAACCTTATAGGTATAGAGCATGGTGACGGAGCTAAAATGGATAACTTACCTTTACTAATGGCTCAAGAAAATCCACAAGACTGGTCTCAAACTACGCACAGGTATTGGTACTTACATCATTTACATCATAAGATAAAACATAAATGGAGAGATGGAAAAGATTTTATTGGGGTGACTGTTGAATATATGAGGTCGCCTTCTTCAGCAGACAGCTGGCATTCACGCAAAGGTTACACTGGCGCACCTTTAGCTTGTGAAGGTTTTATACACGAAAAAACCACAGGTCAAGTCGCTAGACTAACACATTATTTTTAAATGAAAACCTACTTAGTTAAATATACTTTGACAGATGGTACTAAAGAATCTGTAGAATTAAGAACAGATGATATAGAAAAATCTATTGAACAGTATAGTAGAAATAGATCAATAGCTTCAATAGATCTAGTTAAAGTAAGAAGACCTAGAATCTTTCATTCTTGAATCGCTCTTGCTAAATTTTTTATATCCAAAATTTCTTGGCATTTTTCATACTCTTCTAGTGATGCGAAGTAGTCTATAAGTACATCATAGATATCATCTACCATTACTATAACAGGGCGGGTTGGGTTAAACATAAGAGCCACATCTTCATCCTCTTCCAAGAGGTCTTCGAAAGTTTTTCTACCAGTTAAAACTTGATAGCTTTGAGTCATACATTTATGTTCATCAAACTGCGGCATTACTTTCTTCTATTTTTTTGTCTTTGTTTTCTTAATTTTTCAGCCTGTTCTGATCTGGTTAATAAACCAGACTTTTTACGCTGTTTCTTTTTCCACTCCTCTTGTTGTTTTCTGGTTAATCCAGGAGGCATCTTATCTTCTTTAGGGAAACTTTGTTTTACTATGTACTCGCTAAACCCTAAAGCTCTCATTAATTTTTCATTATCCTGTATTTGTCCATTACTTATTTTATCTAAATGATAGAACAACTGAACTCCCTTTGATCCTGGTAGACCTTTCATGTCTGCTATATTACCCATAGCCTTCACAGCATAGTAAGTTTTTAATTCAGGGTCTTTTACAGTTAAAAACTTTACGTAGTTTTTACCAAAGTTTTCATACAACTCATAGATAGGAATACCGACACCTGCCTCAGTAGCATATCTTTTTCCTCCTATTGTTAAATCTGCAGCTGCTTTTATTAAATCTCCTAATATAAATACAGCATTTACATTACCTAATACAGCTGCTCTGGCTAAATCTGCAGTATCCTCATCATCAAACTCTGGCTTTAATAATCCTGGCAACCCCATACTTACGTATTGGAAAGTAACAGGCATTGTAACGTGGTATAAGAACCAGTTTCTTAAATTTTCTGCAAATGTTCCTTTACCTGCTTGACTCATCGCTGTTAAAGGATTTCTTCCTTGAAAAATTGCTTTTGTAGCAGCTCCAATTTTTCTACCCAACTGTATCTGTGAATACATAGAGTTTCTTAAATATTGTTTAGGAGAGGTTTTAAACATATTTAAATACCTTAAAGCACTACCACCCATTTGGTAGATATCTTTATCTTGAAGGTCTGAAGACTGCTGAGTATTTTTAGTGTTTCTTTGAAACTGCTTTATTGCAATATCAATAATTTCTTGTTCTGTAGCATCAGGATTAGTCTCACGTGCCTGTTCTTTAAAGTATAAATAGTTAGGAATACCACCTAAGAATATTGCTCCAGCATCACCCAGCTTTGAGAAAAACAAGTTAAAGTCCATAACAAACTGTAGATATCTTTGACCACCCGTTCCCACTAATCTTGTTTCTTTTGTTCCGTCATAAGCCTCTAGTGTTCTTTGGAATCCTGCACTGTATCGGTCTTGCATATAAGGTGAGTTTGCAAATATTTCTCTTGCAGCACCTACAAAACCTTTACCGAACTTTCCAAATGTTACAGTGTTAGCTGTCATCATGCCCGCATATTTTAACCAGTTTACTACACCAATATCTCCAATGTATGTTACTGTAGATAGTAGCTGTTTTACTGCAAGGATAGGTGTTAAAGCTAATCGTGTAGTTAAGAAGAAGTTGTTTGTTATGTTAATTAATTTAGTTGATCCTGAAGCCTGTATTCCTCTACCAGCTATCTCATCTATAATCTTTATAACAGTATCGTAAAAGAACTTTCCTTCTTTAGCTTTTATTGCACCAGCTATAACTGAATTGCCAAACATCTTGCTTATTTGATTTATACTTTCCCCATATGCAGCAAACCAATCCATATCAGTCAGGTACGTTGATAGAACATCATTACCGTTTGCTAACTCAATACCATTTTTATGGTGTACTCTATCAAACATAGAGGCGCTTGTAACACCGTCTTTTTTGTAAATATTTGGTTTACCTGTTAAGTTTACAGCATCTCTTTCTACTCCATCTAAATATAATCTTCCTGCATAGTATCTATTCCAATTTAAATTAGTGTGATATAGCTTCTTAAACACCCTGTTATATCTGTTATAGAGAAAAGGATATAGCTCATTCACTTGCCAGTCAGCCCAAGCCTTTAACTCATCTGACATAGACTCCTCAAGCTGTCTCATAATACGAGCATGATCCTTTCCAATTTCAGGAGAGTTTTCAAAGTTTATATGATTACGTGGGTCTTTGTATTGGTTGTATAAATAATAAGTTTGTCCATCACTTAAATCCATTACATTTTTATCCATAACTCCTCGTAGTATAGCCTTCTTACGTAGTCTGTTAAAAAATCCTCTAGCATTTTTGTAATCAGCTAAAGCTGCGTCTACAGCTGCTTGGTCTCTAAATATAGGATTACCATCTGCATCTCTTCTAACTCCTTTGGTAAAGGTGGTGTAAATTTCTTTAGCACCAGCCCTAGTAAACATAGATTTTAGTTTTCTTCCAGCTCTACCTAGTAGCCCTCCCTTTTTATTAGCAGGAATATTCATTTCACGCAAAGCATTACGAGCTTGTCTTCTTTTTATAAAGGATGGTTTCTTGATGCCTAAGAATCTAGGGTCTACAAATAATTCAATAGCCTTGTCTTCTAACATTTTCTGATTATCAATCTGAAACTGTTTAAAAGCATAACTAGATTCGTTTATTTTTTCATACACTAAGTCTTGCATTACCCCACCAAACAATTCACCAGGAAGTACGTCAATTTTTTCCATCAACAACGAAAGACCTGAAGTAGCATCACGGAAGTAACTTAATCCTGAAGCTATTGTAGTCATCATTCTACTAAGTAAAAATATCTTAGAAGCATTTTGTTCTTTCTGTGTTTTAGTCTCAGCAATTTTTTTCTTAGCCTTTTCTATATTTTCTTTTATACCTAAATCTAATTTCTCTCCTGTAATAGCTTCATATGCTGCATTAATATTTTCAAGATGAGCCTGATACTGAGCTTGTTTAGCAAGTTTTAATTGTGTGTTACCATCTATTAATAACTCATCTAAGTTTTGCAAAATAGAGTTTAACTCTTCTACTTTAGCTGTAGAACTATCTTCTAAAGTTAAAGTGCTGTTAATCATCATTGCTAATTGTAGATCAGCCATCTCGTTTACAAGTTCCTCAACATTTTCTGGGCTACCTTTTATCTCCGCTTCTAATTCATTCATCCTGTCTTGAAGTTGAGCATTTTTCTTAGTAACCTGATTATCTAATTCATCTATGTCTAAGTTTTTATTTTCTTCTACTAAAGTGTTTTTAAGTATATTTTTTATTCTTGCTGCAACATCACCTATTACTTCTTTTGCTCTGGTAACACCACCACTTTTACTTTCATACTTTTTGGTTAGTATGCCAGTCATTTCTTGTTGTAAAATTTTACTATTAATAGTATTAATTTCAGCAACAACTTCATTAAAGACTTGTTCTACATTTATCCCTGGCTTTACCAAGTCTCTTACCTTAGCCATAAGGTCTTTAACTTGCTTCTTGTTAAACTGAGCAGCTGGTATAGTTTTTTTAATTAAATTAATTAACTGAGTTTGTGTATAAAACAAATCTTTTTTAGTATTTATCTTAACCTTACCTTTAGTTTGTTTTTTTATTCTTTGTTTAGCCTGTTCAACTTTAGTATTTGTATCTAAGGCAGCTTTAGTAGATAGCGCTACAATCAGCTGATCTACCATTAAACTTTGTAAATCTGACTTACCCTCTACTTTACCTGCAGCATCTATATAAGCGGGGTCAGTTTGTAAAACCTCTATAGCTTTATCAATAATTTCTGCTTTTGTTAGTTTGGCTGGTTTAGAGTTGTTTCTTTTAACCTGGTCTTCACGAAACTTTCTCATGGCCTTGTTAATTGTATTAAGCTTTTTCTCTTCTACTCTATTTATATCATTAGCTTTTTTTACAGCCAACTCATTCAATTCATCTTGAGTAAGCTTTGGATTTTTCTTTTTCATCCTTGCTGTAAAGTCAGCCACCTCTTCTTTAATTGTATCAGGAGATTTTAATTTAGCTTTTTTTCTTAACGCCTTTTCTTTTTTATCAGCTATAGCAGCCATTTCTGCATCGCTCATTCTGTATTTCTTTTTAGCGTTTTCTATGTTTGTTTTTTTCACAAAGTCAACAACACGATTATATACTTTTCTTCCAACCTTGTCGCCTAAAATTAAAAAGGCTGAAGGAACTTGAGTGCTTATGTCTGCAAAGAGTTCAGCGTTTTCTAAAGCTGCGGCTATTTGAGATGTGCTTAGACCATCAGCTCTAAGTTTTATTTTTATAGCTGCGTCTGATATTTTATTTTTTCTAGCATCGACAATTACTTCTATTGGATTGTTAGAATCAATCATTTGATATCTAGCTCGAGGATTAAAAAACTTACCATTCTTGGTTAAGTAGTAGCCAGAAATTTCTCCCGCTCTATACCCTTCTCTAAATCTAGCTGTTCTAACACCATATCCAAATTCCTTTGCTTCTCTTTTTAATCTTCCTACATCAAATACCGTAGATGGCATAAATCCTCTTTCATTAATTTGGTAGTTATCAATAAACCTTGCAAAGTTTTTTTGCTGTCTTTCAGTTAACTCTACGTCTCTTACACCGATACCGTAAGGAGCTACAGCTTGAGATTGTTCCGATAAAGTTAATGGTCTTTCATATTTAGCCTTTAACTCTGCAGGCATTATATTAAATGCGTTTACCTTTCTATCAGGAACACCTACTACCTCGCCTAAAATATCAGTACCATAAGTAGAGTGTTGAGACTGACCACCAGCTTTAGTTGGCTTTAGAACCAACATAATGTCATTCATACCAAAGTTATTTGCTTTATAGAAACCATCTCTAAATTTATTTAAATCTATTACAGCATTTTGTTTTTCTAAAAGTAATTTTAACTCTGTACCTTTTTTATCAAATTGATTTACTAAAGCATTTAAAAAAGCTTTTCTTTCAGGACTTCTTCTTAACGAAGCCCAGCCCTCATGTTTGTTTAATATATTCTTAACAACTCCAACTACCTTTTTCATACCAAGCACTTCTTTTTTAAACACATTGAAATCGCCCAGCTTACTTACAAAAGCATCATATACTTTTTTGTTAAACAGTTGAGATTTTGTTGGAGAACCGCTCATTATAAAAATATAATCTGATTCTTTTATTTTGTCATTAATTAATTTAGGGGACTTTGAGGCAGCCCATATAATACCTTTTTCTCTGTTTTCTGGCTGTAAAGCATAGCTCGGGCCAGCATCCATCATCTGCCCATCTACCATACCCGCACCAAGCTGATCGGCTGTCCAGAACCAAACCTTTTGTTTTTTATTTTGTATGTCTTTTATGAGTGCGTTTATATCTATTTTATCAGAAGGTTTTACTAACGACATGTCGTAAGACTCTCTAAAGTTTATTTGACTTCTATCACTTATACCCTTCTTTGCGTCTTTTTTAGCTTGAGTTATTGCTTTTTTAGCTTCTCTTTTTATTTCACTTATTTCGAATTTAAGGTCATCAAGAGTTGCTTTTGCCTCTTCTCTAAGTTCTATTTTCTGATCCTTAGTTTTTCCTATTAAATCATTTTTTAAATCTATCTTTACTGAACTTATTTCTTCTTGTATTGCTGCAATCTCTGCATCTCTTTCTTCTTCGATAGATTCAATTTCATTCTGTAACTCTTGCTCTGGGCTAGCTATTTCTGTAGGGTTTCCTACCGCAGCTGTTCCTGTTTCAGACAATTCTTTATCAAACTGTAATTCAGTTTGCGTTGCATCTTCAACAACAACCTCTTCTTCTTGTTGGCCTTTTACTGTTGATTTCTTAGTAGCTTTAGGTTTTGGTTCAGCCTTCGGAGTTTTTTTAGATGGTGCTTTCTTCTTAGGTGCTTTCTTTTTAGGTGCTTTCTTCTTAGGCGCTTTCTTTTTAGGCGCAGCTGCTTCTTCAGCCGCCACCTCTTGTTCTATTTCTTGCAAGATAGACAAGTCTTCTGTGGTTAGTTCAGTACCTGATGCAACTTTTCCTGCAATAGCATTCATGAATTGCACAATCTGCCTATCTGTTTTAGTTACTTCACTAACAAATCTATCT